GGTGTATTCGTTGCAGAGCGCCTCAAAGTGCTGATGATGCCATTCATAGTTCTCAACGCTTTCCATGGTCCATACAGTACATGGATGATTCATATGAACCGCTTTGTAGAATTTGTCGTCTTTTTCGGGATTCGGAAGTAGCCATTCCTTACCTTTGCGCCAACGTGCAGGAAGAGAACCCGCAACATATTTCTTTGTTTCGCGCATCGTACCATCGAGTAGGCGATGCGCAGTCGAAAGCATCTGAGCTGATTCGACGATCATTTTGACCACGTGCTTATCGCATTGCAATTGCGCAGCAATCACGGGGTTTTTATCCAGGACAAATATGTTCATAATCTAATGGTGTATATCCTACACCTACTTCAACGAAATGTAAATCTTTTTATTATGCCACCTGAAGTTCGGGTTCTTCAACCTGAAGAGATTCAATCACTCCTTGCAGAAATTTCTGTTTTCTCTGCATTCCCGTAATTGATGTAATATTGCCTTCTTTCTGGAGACGCTGGATGTAATAATCCAGCTCTTGATAATCTTGTTTAAGTCGGTCCAGCTGTGAGATGATCATTTTTTTCTATAATTAATATAGAAGATACCGTGTTGGTTCTTTCAGGAAATTGTTATTTAAGAATAAGGCCGGGCCAGGTCTGCTTTACTAAATCTCGAGTAATTCCCGGATAAAGAGTTTCTAGTTTCTTATCCTTCATTGCAAGGATCATGTCAGCATCTTTAGGATGAATAGTCTCTAGGATCTGTAGAAACATGTTTTCTCTCTTTGCCGGTTTCATTGCATCGCCCTGGCCACCTTTTACAAAATAGTGGAATATTTTAATCTTTAATCTAAGAGAGGAAGAAGAATGCCCGGATTTGGAAAGTCTTCCGTCATATGTGGGTTTTCCTAATGGTAGATTCCATTGAATGCAATCGTCAAAAGATCCTCGAAGGACATCGCGCAATTCAAGTGAATCGTGCTGTTTCAGGAAAGCAGTTTTCGACTCTGCACTTTCCATTGCTGAAACCTTCTGCAGTATTTCGTGTACGAGTAATGAGATCATTGTGAATTAAATTCTTCAGCGCATTCAATCAATTGTGTGCAGCGTTTAGAGATCAGATAATTAAGGATATTTGAATTCGGTTTGGCCGAATCAAATGTATTTATAATAGAGTCCTTCTTGTCCTGGGGAACTTTGCTCAGATCAATAAGAGCGGTATTGCGCTGGAAATTGCGGTATGTTTCTTGATTCATTACCGTATCCAGGGAAGAACGTGAGGCATACCATGCATCAACTTTTTTAGCAGAAACTGGCTTTTGGCGAATCTTATCCACGAACGTATTGTCTGGAGAAAGAATGTTTGGAATACCGTCTCCACTATCTCCACGAACCGTATGGTCAAACAGATATTTGACTGGATCCTTCTCCTTGATGAGAGACTTAATCATAGGTGAGAACTGTTTTACATTGGAATACTGTTGAAGCTGGATGAAATCTTTATCCGAAGAAATGATCATCACTGGCTCGTGTTGACCAAAGTTCTGTGTCTTTTCTGTAAGAGTTCCAATGATGTCATCAGCCTCAATGTTGTTAATGTGAACAACCTTGTATGGAAAATTCTCTGCAATTTCATTGCGCACCAGAGTTAGAATGCGAAAGAATTCAGTCCAATCAAGACCGCTATCGTCTCGGTTTGCCTTTCGGTGAGCCTTGTACTGAGGATAGATCTGCTTGCGCCACGAACCTCCGTCACAGGCAATAACCATCTGACCGTATTCCTTACGATGCTTGAGGTTATACATCCTCAAGGAGTTTAGAATCATGTGGCGTATCAAATGCTCTGAAACATCCATCTTCTGTGTGAAGATGTTGGAAATTGCAATACCCGAATAGTCGACTAAGATCATGTACCAATCATACTACGCTAACGTCAGATGTAAACACTAAAGTAACGTTTTGCGGTATTTTGTCAACTGGTTTCTCGTGACTCTTACCCGAATCTGGTCGTTATAATACTCATCGGAAAGAATAGCTTTTCTTTCTACCTGTTCCTTCATCTCTAGGTAAGAACATTCGCTCTTACTGGTGCATAGGTGCAGAATAACCCTACGAAAATTTATTTTACCGATTTCAGCGATATCCTTTTGAAGTGCATTGCTGGAACCATAATAGGTCTTCCAGTCCGACTCAACAAGGATGCGCTTCTTTTTCTTCTTGACCGTTTTAAAGCCCTTGAAGAAAAAGAGTTTCTTTCCGACGTACTTACGACCATTTACTAGGTTCTCTATTAAATAGACGAACCCGTAAATTTTCTTTGGGTCTAATTCAATTGGTTCAAACGGAGAGTCATGATGAAGCCACATAATGGCTTATTTATCACTCCTCGTCGATGTCGCCTTCTTCGCTGCAATGGTTGCCGCATATTGGGCAATACTCGGGATAACTTTCCACCGAGGTATTATCCTCGTTCTCATCCACATCAGGATCAACAATATCCTCCGTGAATGAAATGGTAGAAATGCAACCGCAACAATAGCAATTAATTTGTACTTTAGGCATTAGGCTTCGCATGACGCGCAGTTAAGTAGGTTACGTCCCAGCTCTTGGGCCGGATGCGTTCCACGTTGGTAATAGAGGGTTTTGATGTTATTTTCCCAGGCAAAAATCATGAGTTGATTTACTTCTTTCGGAGAGGTCTTTGGATGAACCATAAGATTCAGTGATTGACCTTGGTCAATGTACTTCTGACGAGCAGAAGCCTGAATGATGATTTCTTTCTGAGAAATTTCTCCGAAGGTCTTAAAGACTTCTTTCTCTTCAGGAGTCATAAACTTCAGATGAAGAACGGAACCGCCATGAGTAAGAATTGACTTCCACGTATCCTCGTCGTTCTTATCATGCTTCTTAAGTACGTCTTTGAGATAGGGATTTTTATAGGCAAATGAACCCTTTGCCAGCTTCTTCATGAAGTAATTTGAATTCAACGGTTCAATCGAAGGTGATACCTGACCCAGAATAAAGCTCGACGACGTTGTTGGTGCCACAGCAAGAGTTGTGACATTACGACGACCCGTGCCCTTTAGAAGTTCCGGCTCACCAAACTTCTCTGCCAGTTCCATTGTTGCTTTATCTGCGCGTTCACGAATGACGCGCCAAATGCCAGTATTCAGCAACTTAGCCTCCATTGATTCAAAGCCAATCATCTTGGATTGAAGTAATGAATGCCAACCAAGAACGCCGAGACCCAATGCACGTTGATTCTTTGCAAAACGATGTGGAGCCTCCATGAACTTCATGCCAACAGTCTTGTCCACAAACTCCTGATTTACGGAATCAAGGAAGTAGATCATCGTCTCGACGGCATCCGTTTCCTTTATTTCTTCCCAATGAAGAAGATTCAGAGATGAAAGGACACATACAAATGATTCTTCGTCATTTGATGAAAGACAGATTTCAGAGCAAAGATTGGATGAATTGATCTTACGTTTCTTTTCTTTGTAGATTGCAGGAGCACTCTTATTCACGGTGTCTGTAAAGAAGATGTAAGGATAACCAGTCTCAAAGCGTTTCTTAATCACCTTTGTCCACGTCTCGCGCTTCTCTTTATCACCTTCAATCATTGACTTCATCCATTTGTCCGTAATTGTAACACCAATCGACATGTTCTGAATGGCATGGCCGTCTGAACGGATCTGAAGAAATTCTTCAACATCTGGATGTTCAACTGGAAGATACGCAGCAAAAGAACCACGACGAGCAGAACCCTGTGAGATGACTTCTGCAATGGTGTCAAACAGTTCCATGAAATGCACTGGACCCGAAGATTCGCCTCCCACGGAGATGGGCGTGCCACGTGCACGGAGGTCACCGAAATAGCCCGAAGTACCGCCACCATGTTTTGACATGATGCCAACCTCAGCCGCCTTATTCAAAATATCTTCCATCTTGTCGGAAATATGAGAATTAAAGCACGACACTGGAAGACCGCGGTCATTACCGTAGTTAGTCCATACAGGAGTAGAAAGTGAATAGAATCCACGCGCCATATAATTCTCAAACTTATCCGCAAATCCCTTCATGCCTAAAAGCTTTTCAGCATGCTCCGCAATCTGGCCGATACGCTTCTCAGGAGTCATTCCTTCCTTCAGGTATCCTCTTTCAAGGAATTGACGCGAGTGCGTGTTTAGCCAATAGTATTTTTCTTGTTCGGAACTCATAATTAAAATAGATCAGATTGACTGAAGCTCTGCCCTTTCTTGGAATACTCAATGGGACGTGAATGGAAGAAGTCCGTCATATTGTTGCCTAGAATCTGTTCATCGAACCAAACGGTTTTCTTGACCATTTCTTTATCAACTTCAAATAGCTTCTCAAAGCCAATCTGAACCAATGATTCATTCATACGGTTCTTGATGAACTCACGAAGTAAAGGCGTGTTGAGGCTTTCAACACTGTAACCATTCACGATCCAATCAATGATCTTGCACTCATATTCAATGGCGAGAAGGGACTCGGAGATAATCTTCTCATTGAGCTCAGCATCAAATAATTCAGGATGTTCATCGCGAATGGTATTGATGAGCTTGATGCCAATCATGGCATGAAGATTCTCCTCACGAGAAGTGTACTCCACCTGCTTGTTCGTATCCTTCAGAAGATTGCGGAAACGACCAAAGTAACTAATGGTGTAGAACTGACTAAAGAGTGCGATGTTCTCAACAAACAACGTGAAGAGAATCAGAGAATAAACGAACTGCTTCTTTTTGTCCGGAGTAAATGGCTGGAGGTACTTGCGAAGATATGTCACGCGACCCCGGATAATATCTTCTTGGAGAATACGATCAAATGAGTCATCAATGCCCAGAACGTCAAGAAGGCGTTCATATGCATCTCCATGGACCACCTCAGAATTTGCCATGACATAACCCAGATCCGTGATAGTAGGATGTGGAAGATTTTCTCCAACCCTGGCCCAGAACTTCTTCACGGAGATTTCTAGTTGGCCGATTGTGGAAAGAGCCCGCACGATGATTTCACGTTCCTGAGGAGTGAGGGATACTTTATAATCCTGAATATCACTTTGGAAATTAAATTCCCGATGGGTCCAAAACCCATTCTGCATTGCCTCAATGTAAGCCTGTGTCCATGGATAATAATCAGGTTTACGTGAAATTTGTTCTTCGAAAATCATAATTGGTTAAAGATTGATTGTAGGTTAAGTCCAGATCTAAGGTCGAGTATTAT